CTAATGCCTTTCATCCAATACCTTTTTTAGACTGTCCAACGAATTATTTAAGTTATCCAATGACTTTACCAATGGAATCCTTTCTACTGTCTCCAGTGGCTTATTTTGGCTTGATGATGTAACCAATACGGAAAACACCAACATCAATAGTATCAATGCCTTTTTCATTCCTTACCTCCGATCCTCTGTACGATGGTATCTACCTTATTCAATGCCTTGTCAACTCCTTCACGGACTCCTTCTAATCTGCTGTCAACAACTTCAGGAACTCGTTCGTTTACCGCCTGCGGAACTTGCCTACGGACTTCCTCCACGATCTTTGCATTTAGGTCCTCATTCATCGTAATTATCTTATAAACCAAATAGACATTCAGCAAGATGGATATTGTCGCTACAAGAGCAACGATGTCCTTATATGCCAATCCGAAAATCTTTACCACTCCATCGACCTTGCGATCGATCATATCTTGCTTAACATCGCTCATTTCCCCTTACTTACTGAAATATAAATCCGCTTCTGCTTTTCTTCTCCTTACCAATCCTGCAAATACCTTTCCTCCTGCCTTGTTCCATTTTGCGAACTCATCACGGATTGAAGGATCGTTTGGGTTTACATTGAGCTTTCGCAACAGTGTAGATTTACCAAGGTTTGTAGCCCCCAGATTGAAGGTAAAGCTCACCAAGGCATCGAACTGGTTCTGTGTCAATGATACCTTTACCAACCTCAGCACATCGTTCTCGTACCCCTTCAGGATCTCCTGCAGCATACATGTTGCCTGATGTTCCGTCAATGGCCTGTCCTGCATCGTTACCTTTCTTCTGTCAGGTAAATAGTAAGTAAAACCATATCCAATGGTAGGAATACCAATCGGGTCCCTATAAGGCTCTGGGTAGAATCCCTCAAAGCTCTTGATCAATGTCAATCCCTTTTCTCCTGTTTTCATTTTAATTTCCTATATTTAATCCTCACTGCATTTAAACTCTAACTAACGTGGCCCAATGGCATAGGAGCTGTTGGGCTTTTTTGTTTTTATTCATTATATTTAAGTCTCCATAAATTTTTTACATAATTGAGATTGTGACCCAATAGCGTTTCCAGTTATTGGGTTTCGTTTTATTATCACTATATTTAAGAACATTTAATTCTATAATACATTCATGACCCAATGGCACCCCTCCCGCTGTTGGGTTTTTTGTTTTTAATGCGTAACTTCATGTTTAACCATTCAAAACCTAACATAAGGTTTTCATTTTCCAGGCCCGGTCTTTCCATGGACCGGGCTTTTTCTTGAATGTTCCCACACTATCTATTTTATATCAGCCCCTACCGCAATAGGGGCTTGTTAATTTATTTTACTACTTTTATTTCGTATACGACACCACACATGTCGTTACTCGGTTAATAAGTACCCCCCTCAACAAACTCATTGTTGAGGGGCTTTTTTATACAGTTACCAAAGTGCTCGCTCCCCATTTATTGACCAAGCCTATTCTTGTTCCCGTAAGTCCACTAAAATCATGTGTAGTCCTTAGTACGTTTGAACGTTTTACCACTGTCATCTGTTGGGTAAAATCCCTGTTGAACAGGACAGCTTTAGTCGGTACGTTTGTTGTGACCACACCTGAAACATTCGATACAATTCCGGGCATGCTGAAATCTTTATAAACCGGTGATGTTGTGGGAGAAAGAACAACGGCCTTGAACCCATTTTCCTCTACCAAGAACGGAATGTCAACTATAAATTGGTTGCTACCAAGGCTTATCATGTTAGCACCTTGCAGGGCAGCACCTTCCAGTGGAGTACCTGTTAGGTCAATCTTTACGGACAAAGGCTGTTTTATCCTGCTGTAAAGTAATTTCTTGTCGATACCTGCCAATCTTTCATTTATGAAATCATCGTCAAAATCTGCTATCAGGTATAATCTACCATCTATGATGCTGCCCCTTACCGTTTTGGTCATCTGCCGGAACCAATAATACTCGCTCGCTTCCCCATACCCTGCATACCACGCATTGCGGCCTCCAACCGTATCGTGAATTAGCGTGTATAACTGTTCCAATAACTGAATACCCCCTGTAGCTGTTAGCGTCCTGTGCCAATGGACAAAATCATTGAACAGCCCCTTGGAAACAAAGGCACTGTTTATCCCATCGATCAGCCTTGTGTTGTAAGTAGGGATATCGTTGTTCAAGAATCCGTTCTCCCATCGAGAGGTCAATCTCTTCCAGATGTAATCCAATCTGTCCAACCCGTAGTACGATGTGTTATAATCGGTCTGTGTAGATCTCATTCCCAAATAATATGGCATATAGATCTCTTTGCTGCCAATCTTGCCCTGACGGTCACATCCTCCCGAGGGTAACCTTCCGAAAGTTGAAACGAACCAATTGTCTATGTACTCCATCTCCCGGATGAACTCGACATTCCCTTCCGATCCAGGCAAACCGCTAGCAACATCGTATCCCTTTATTCCTCCGGTATAGTCAAACAGCTCTTGCCCTTGATTTGGATAGCCTGCAGGCTTTGTCTGTCCAGCAGTTTTACCATAAAATAAAGCTCCGGCTTCGCTTAGAACAGTTGCATTATAGTCAGGAAGGTAACCGTTGTTTTCGGAATCCCTTCTCCATCTATCGGTCGGTATGTAGACACCGAACTTCAGCACGCCTGTTTCGTTCATTTCAGAAAGTCCTGTCTGTAGTCCGGTATATGGCCAATGGAAAATAGTCGGCTTGATTCCGTATCTGAAGCCTAGGGCCTCTGCATTATAGCAGGTATTGGACTGTGCGGTATCGGTATGCTGTACGATCACGGCATCCCTGTCCTCATATATGTCGCATATCTCAACATCTATACTTTTCTTGGGAAGGAATTTGGTAATCATTACGACATCCTCCTTTTTACAGTTCCGTTAGTTGTGTCAATCCAAGCATGACCTACTAACACCTCGGGTGGTGGAGTTCCAGCACCTGTTGGTAAGTCAATTGCCCATGACGTCATTTCCAATAGGCCCGTCTTAACAGAATTAAACTCTACATCGCTGTATGTGTTTGTTTCCTGGTTGGAATTACCACCGCCGCCGCCACCACTAGGGGAGTATATCTCATATCCTTTGATTGATGTTGCCAAAGTCTTTAGATGTGGCTCATACGGCAATTGTTCCGCTCCTTTGTTTATAGTTCCCTGTGCATAGGTCGTTGCGCTTTCTGAAGACCTTTTCAATGACATATCAAATGTGGTAGTTCCGGCTGGCACGTCAACTGTCAATGGTAGAGTTGTTAAACTCCTAACGGGACCTGTGATGTCACCCAGCTCATTCCTGAAAACCAATTTCTTCAATGAATTGGCTTCCATCCTGCCTATGGTCATCTTTCCCCCAACCAGGTCGCCAATGGGATGGTTTTGGAGAATGTGGTTACCTCCGCCATTTCCGATACTGCCGTCGCTGTTGATGTACTTATCAACAACAAGATAGGTCAGATCAAGATAATTGCTGGTTGGCACCTGGGAAGTCCCGATATCGATATTTGCAACAAAATTATTATCTACATATCCTTTTGGCGCTGCGTTATTGACAGTAGTAGGAGTTGGAACGTAATTGCCGGAATCAAGTGTCTTGGCCACGATTGACGCCCCAAGTATCGAGTTTACCTTATTGTTCTGATAATCTCCCCTGATAAGTGAAAAATTAGGCTTAAGGCCGTTATTGTTCCTCCATGCCGAAGCGCAGAACGACACAGCTCCAGCCGGGATCAATGCTACTATGTTTTCGGAAGCGTTGCTCTTGACCCCTCCAACTATTGCTCCTGATGAATTCTTGAAAAAGTATTTCATCAGGGAATCGTTGTATGTGTTCAATAGGCTTATGGCTATATCAGATTCAGAAACGGGTACATTTTTGATAATGGCTGCCGAAGAAGTTGTAACCTCAGCACCTGTTCCGTCATATCCAACACCAGTTATTAGGTATTGGGAATGGTCTATAACTTTGTTCACGTATTTAGGATCTACGAATTTAAAAACGGCATCTTGTGTAGGGACATCAGTGCCACCTTCAATGACAGTTGCTGCTTTATCTACACTAGGCAACTCCCCCATGTCCTTCAGGACCCAAGAAGTTCCGTTCCAATAGGATTTCCAACGTCTGTCAGCACTGGCCTGGACAGGACCACTACCGAAGTCATACCATTTACCGCTAGATACTTCTGCCGTTCTCTGTTCTCCTGCAGGTCCATTGGGTACAACTAAAGCTGTACCTGATGTTGTACCCCCTACTAGGGGTTCCATTTCTATACCGGTAATGTTCAGGTATTCCTTTGCCTGATTGAAGTCCGGTGCCTTTGCTTCCCCTGTTACACCATCACTGATTAAAAACCTATCCGTTCCTTTTATGGAAGTAGGTTTTGGCATTTCATCCGAAAATTTAACTGTAGCCATTCTCTGTTCTCATTTTAACTAATGTCCTTCTGTTCAAAATAGGAGTAGATATACTCCTGCCGCTGCACTTCGTTAGTTCTAATTTGAGCGAGCACACCCTCAAAGTGGCTCCTTAGGTAGTCGATCTTTCCCTCGACAAGTACGAATCTTTTGCTGTTTAAATACTTGCCGATTTTTGTAGTTATGTATTTGCTGTCCTTTTCCTGTAAATAGTCATCCTCTGGATTTACCTGGATGTATCTTTCACTAAAGCATCTTACCGCAAAGTGAGAGAATGGATTGATACGGTCCATATCGAATCCTATCCTAAGTTCATCGTGAGCCTTTCCATAAGAGTATGTCAATTGTCTCAATGAATGTATCAATAAGGGATTCCTTTCGCTGTCATAGGGAGTGAACCAATCCTTTAGCCTTTCCCCTGCGCTGTTGTACTGGATGCTTAAGCTGTCCTCTCTGTATTTATAAAAAAATCCGTTCTGTCCTACTGTCTGATAGTCTCCGTAAAGGACATTCCTCTGTTCCGTTGGTTTGGTGAATTTACCATTGATCTTTGATTGGAAAACCGTTCCTTTAGGGGTTTGGTTATCATTGATAAATTCAACCTTTACCGATTTTAGGACGTTGTATATGTATTCCAGATTTTGATTGTAATCGTTCTTCTTATAAGCCCCGCTAGGATAGACCCTGACAAACAGTTTGGCAGTATTAATGTCATATGACTGATGGGAGCCTTTTGCAATATCTAGTGATATTTCAAACTTATTATCAACAGGTATTTGTGAAGAATTGAACTTGTTATCAAATCCCACAGGTAAAACAGTTAGTGATGGATCCAATAGGTTTGATATAGGAATAAAAGCATACCTATTCTTAAAACTCTTTCCGTCCTCACTTACTTCATTCCGTAAGCTGAAATAGTGCTTAACCCCAGGGATACCCTCTTCTTCAATTTCCATAAAGATTCCGATCATCAATGCTGTGTTTGGCCTACCAACTCCTTCAACTGTTAATTTGAATGATGACTTCTTTTTATCAAGTGTTACAACATCAAATTTTTCGGAAGAAAGCAACCAAGCGGATCCATTAACCAAAGAAGGATATGGAGTATAGTTTGTGGTATCATTGGAAAGTACCGTAATGTTGAAGTCTTTAATAACTAATTCTCTAATTTCATTATGTTACCATTAACCGAATATACAGCCGGTATATCTTGGCTCATTTCTGAAAGACTGGAAGCTGTTCTCCTGTTCCAATATTTTATTGAATCCAATGATATGTTGCCAGAATTCAATGAATGGTTCAATGGATATATCATATCAATCCCATGATCCAATAAATAGGTATTCTTTGCCCCTGCAGGAATCAATGTTCTTTCACCTCCCGTATCGATAAGGCTAAAGTATTCCTCTGAAAAGATTATCCTGTCCATGGACTGAAATAAGCCTTCAAAGTCATAGATAAACCTAACTCCTTTGCCGTTGTCAAGGTCAAACTTGTTGACTATCCACCATTCCCCTTTATATTGCGTTATAAGGCAATTAAATTGGTTCATGATACGTTGCAATACCTCATAGCAATTCGTTGTCTCCAACGTCTCTAAATCGGTTGCTAACCTATATTCATTTACCCAAGTGTCATAGAAAGGGTTATTAGTTTCCCATGCTTCAAATTCTGAATCCCCTGAGTACTGTTCGAACTGATCAGAATAAAGACCGCAAACAATATTGATATTTAATTCAAGTCCCGTTTCTTTTAGGATATTGGTTATGATATCAATAATCCTGACCTTATCTGTCATCTCCGATAATATCGGATAGTCTACATCCTTAAGTACTCCTACCCTATCAGAAGCAGTTAACCTAATCAATGGATTTTCCGTAATCTCGACATTAAAGAAGTCTGGAGTTACGAAACCTATCCATTCAAGTTGGTTGTCATAATTGAATACTGCTCTGATCTCTGTTTCATCGCTTGTCGCAAGGTCATCGATATTGAATAGCATATCTTCAAAGAACTCCATATCTGCGAATGTTGCACGGATTGCACCGCCCTTTTCGCTAGTATCGTTCTGATAGTTCAATGTAAAAGGGTTTGAACCTCCTTCAATAAGATTCTTATCCCTTTCCGGATCATATTCGCCATCAATATTAGATGTCACATAAGCCCCTTCTTGATCCTGTAGGTAGTCAGTTTGGTTAACGAGGATAAATGTCTCCCCAACGTAATCCCATAGCTGTATCTCTACCCTTAAAGACTTACCTAAACGGTTACAATAGCTTAATATGTATTTGGTATTATATGACATTATCCTAATCTATTGTTACGGTTCTGATTAATATTCAATGAACCTACAAGGTTATTTCCTTTAATCTTAAGGTCAACCACTTGCTTATCGTTGTTGTAATACGATCCACGAGGAAAAGCATTTTGAATGCTCTGTGAAGAACCCGTGTAAGCAGATGAATTTGCATTTCCTGCTCCACCATTTGCTAAACTTGATGCTCCGGACTTAAAAGCCGAACCCAAAGCAACCAATGCAACACCTGCAGCAATAGCGACATAAGGATTGAGTGATTTTAAGGCTAACTGTATAGCTTTAATACCTATACCCGTTTGAATGGCCATCTTACCCAATTCAGTCAGAACACCTCCCAATGTTCCTAACATTGCACTACCTACTGATTTCAATAGATTGTCTCCTGATGCCAACGCACCACCAATACTAGCGGCAATTTCAGCTATAGAATCGGCTATACTTGTATTTATGATCTCATTAAATCCTTCATTAAAACTTTTAGCGAGTTCAAAAGCCATTGATTTAAGGTTTGAAACAACCTTTTCGAATTTACCATTGTTCAAAACGGGATTTAATTCGATTGGTAGATTCAATCCATTTGAAAGCTTTGAAATATTAGAACCATTAAAGGCATTATCACCTAACTTTTCAAAATTCAATAGAGCCTTATCAGCCCATTGTCTTGACATTATTGTCTGGAATTCCTCTTGCGTAGCTTTTGCAGCCTTAGCCGTTTTATCTAATTCTTGGTAGGTGGTATTCAATACTTTTACCTGTGCTTCATAGATTCCCCATGAAGCGAGAGCATTATCGAGTTCTTTACGATAATCAACCTGTTTCTTTTTGTTTTTATCTAAGGCATCAGTATTTTCCACCACTTTTTTAGTGTGATTCTCTACTTTAGCCGCGACTTCTTCAACTTTTACGGCTACCTGTTCAGTCTGTTCTTTTACAGGTTTTAGACCTTTAGCCCATCCTTCAAGTGAATTACCTAAACTATCAGCACCTATAAGCTTCAAGAATCCAGCAATAGCATTGGAAACATTGGATATTACATTTACAACAATAGTCCTTATAGCATTGAATATTCCCTTAACAACATTTTTAGCGGCTTCAAATGCCCCGGAAAAATCTCCTTTGATAAGAGAAGTAAATACCGTAAGAACTCCAATGATCTGACCTATAATACTGCTTACGATTGCGAATACAGTTTCAAATGAATTGCCCACAATGGTCATTACATTTGATCCTATCTTATCCCAAATCGCAGTAACAAAAGATTTAACACTATTGAAAATATCTATTAAATTCTTCCAAAGCTTTTGCGCTCCGGACGATATATTTTCCCATATCTTTGAACCTCCACCACTTGTGAAGTATGCTTTGATTTCATCCCAATATTTAATGATAAGAGCTACTGCCGCACCAATAGCAACAACTGCAATACCTATAGGGCCTGTCATGGTTGCAAATGCAGTACCCACCAATGGAGCTAATTGCATTATAGTACCCAAGGCTAATAATAATGGCCCTATAGCTGCAACAATACCAGCGATGGTTATAATCATTTTTTGAGTAGGCGCATCTAATTGGCTGAATCTTTCTGAAAGTCGAGTTAGTAAATCTCCGATTCTAGATAATTTACCTTCAACATCGAAATTTTTATTTATTGCTTCACCAATTTTAGACAAAGCAATTGTAGTAGCATCGCTTACGTTTTCGAAAGCATTTTTGATGCCACCCGTAACTTTTGGTAATTTTTCAAATTCATCAGTCAGCATCTTTACTACCTGTGAACCTGTATATCCAAGTTTTGCAATTTCCTCTGAATCAGCTGTGCCAAATGCTTCGGTCATTGCTCCCCTTAACTGAGGTAATTGTTCAGTTAATTGCCTTAAATCCTGTCCGAATCCTGATGCTTTGTTTTGTAGCTGTGTTAAAGCTAAATTTACCAAGTCTAACTCTGGCGCACCTTTACCTACAGTAGCTAATGCGTTACCGAATGCCATTAATGACCTTCTTGCTTCATCTGCGGAGAATCCTGCAGACTGCAATGCAACACTACCTTTTACAGCCTCTTTTAATCCCAGACCTGGTAATTTGGCTACTTCAAGTAATTTTGTGAATTCTTTTTCGGCTTCTTCTGCTGAACCCATTATTGCTTCAAGCCCCATTTTTAAGGACTGAATGTCTCCGAATGTTTTTATTGAAGAAACGCCTAAAGCAGTGATAGCAGCTGTTAAAATTGAAAGTTTACCTCCGACATTTTGGAATGTTTGACCAACCTCGGCAATCCTCTTACCGATAGTGCTAGCAAAAATATCCATACGGGCTTGTGCTCTGTCAAGGTTCCTTTGAAAGTTATCAATATTGGCTTGTATCTCGGCTACAAAACTCATTTACCTATGTTCTTTAAATATTCTTGATACTCTTGTCTAAACACTGATTTAAGTTCGTCTGATGCAGATTTTATCTGTTTTGCATTCTTATTGATAAACTTTTCGAATGATGGTATTTTTTTAGGATCTAAATGAGAACCTATCATTGCATGGTAGGCTATGAATTGTGTATTTAGGGTGTTTCGTTCCTGCTGTTTATCCCATCCGTGCATTGCAATTAGCAATTCGTTCAATGGCATGCAGTAGAAGTCATGCAACCTTAGCCCCAACTCTACCAATGCAAAACTCGCTAAGGATGCATAATCTTCAACTAACCCTATTTCTTCATCTCCACCACCTTTGTCTTGCTTTTTTTTTCAGTAGGTACATCTCTACTGATCGAGTTGGTAAAACAGGTAAGGACTTTTTCAATTTCCTTGCTTCCAAATCCAACTTCATCGATGAAATCCCAAAAGATAGATTCTTTGTGAGCATTCAAATCCATTCCCTCTGCATTGCACGCTCCTAAATACATTAGTGTAGGCACGAAATCAAAAGGATTGTCATTTAATGTCTTAGCCAAATCAGCCATCTTGTAACCACGATCAACTAGACGTGCTAATGTCCAAATACCGAACTTTAATGTTACCTCTTCACCGTTTACTGTTATATTAGTAGTATTCATAGCCTAAAAATTATTAACCTCCTGGGGCTGCATGTGGATCAACCTCTAAAAACTTACCTTTTACAGAAAGAGTAGCACTGAACGTTGCATCTTGCCCAGCCTCAAAGCTGTCTGAAAGATCAGTGATAAAACCCGGGAAATATCTGTAACCTAATGGTCCTCTTGAAAGTCGGAAATCCGTAGGTTCTCCAGTATCGTTTTGCGTTTCCTGTAAATCATCAAGCTCCTGTAAACTTGCTTTAGCTGATTGACCCCCCAAATCTGTAGTGTCAATAGCTTCCCCTTCGATACCTACTGATCTAGTGATTCCATTTGGAGACTGGACCGTTTCGCCATCGGTACACATATTTACCTTATCCAACATGTTCATTGTTTTCTGAACAGATGATGATGTCAAACAGACTACTGGCTTGTAAGCAGTGCCGTCCCAATATGATAGCGTACCTTCACTTCCTTTAATATTTACTTCTCCTGCCATTTCTTTATTGATTAACTATGTTATTGTAAATGATTACTTTATTGACTGCCGTTACGTTGTTAGCGAATTCTGAATAGGACCTGCTCAATTCTTTGTCTACACGCTGGAAATAGAACCCATTCCCATCAACCAATGCATGCGTCCTTGGCGTGGGCTTGATCTTCTTATTGAGGATATCGGCAACAGCTTCTGAATAGCGTTTGCCTCCAACCGAGCTGTTGAACTTGGTAACTATCCTGATCGTTATGGAGCAATTTTGCCTATGGCTGCAGAAGTTCTGTATCCCATCCACTTCCTGCTGGTCCTGGATAACGACATACACCTGCGGACCTGCCTCATTTGGATTTGATGTAAGCTTTAGTACAGGGATTGTAGTATTTGGATTTACGAATTCATCAAATACGGGTATATTGACGCCATTGACCGTTAATGTGCCGATAGCTGTTATATATGCCCTTCTCAATGCTTCTGATATGTCCATTATGACCTTCTCTTAACCTTTAATATTTTGTCCAATTCAACCCTAAATCCATGCAACAACCTTAGATAGTTATTGTACAGATATGGTTTGCCTTTTAATGTTCCCAAACCGTTTACATAAAACTGCATCGCTATATCCCTTATCCATTGAGGATATGGAGCCAATATCTGTTGAGCACTCAAACCTGTACCGAATTCTATGTAGGCTGCCAAGGGGTTATCTCCCATCACACCTACCTCTGCTTTCAACCCGCCCTTAGAGAACTTCTTGTCGATATGGATAAAGTTTGGAGCATCCCTCGTGGCTTCAATCTCTAGTTGTGATGCAAAATCGCTGACCAGATCAACAACTTTTTTAACGATATCCTTACGGTATCTCTCCAAGTCCCTTCCGACCGTATTGATGATTGCACCCCTAGCCATTTCTCCTGCTTATGTCAAAGATCCACTCCTGCTTTAACCTGGTGCTCTCCACCTGTGGGGAGGTAATTACACTGTATGGCTTACCTTCCCATTCCACAAGCTTACCAACGGTTACCTCAAAATCCTTCCTTACCATCATCCTGACACGGAAAGCACTGTCCAGGCTCATCTGTACCTGCTCGATATCCTTGCTCTGTTTGAGCTGCTCTACCGAAGCCCAGGACGATAACAGTACCTCAGTTACAGGAATTGTACCCCCTGCCCCATCCGGTCCATCACCGTACCTCACAAACTCTATCCTTTGATCGTACTTACCTGACTGCATTAGAATATCGGTCTTGAACTGTTCTGCCTTAAAGTGAAAATAGCGGCGTTTACCGATTCGTTCTCACTGTCCTTGGTATTGTTCTGTCTCTGGTCAAACCCAGTCGCTACGATCATCAAAACAGCCTGCTTTACATCGTCATGCATTACTTCGTAGGTGTCCGTCAACTGGACCGTATAGTTACGGCCGGTAATGTTCTCTGCCTGACGTATTGCGGAAGAAAGGAGCATTTCCACCTCGTTATCGAAGTAGTTTACCTCCAGCCTTAAAAACTCTTTTGCTTCTTGTAGTGTAGGGATTGCCATTGCTTAACAGGTTTTACAAGGTTCTTGCTTAACTGATCTCTTTGGTTTTGATTTATCCTGCTTAACGGACTTTTTAGGCTCTGCATCGGTCACATACTTGGCTACTCCGGTGCGGACAAGGTAATTAGCTCTACCTTCGGTAAATTCTCCCTCATCTCCCTTCTTGATGCCGTTTACGTGGTCCTTTAAAAACTTGATTCTGCTCATTTCTTCGTGTTTAAAAGAAAGGGCGGGTTTCCCCACCCTGACTACCTATTTAAAACTAACTACTAACAGCCTATTTGATTATGGTGTTACTGGAGTTAACAAGCCTTTAACGATTGCGTCATCATTAAAGATTGCCATAGTAACACGTTCTTCGATACGGATCATTACTTTGTTTTCAGAAGCCAAAGTGAATCCTGTATCAATAACTTTTAACTCTGGTTGAAGTCTACGCAAGAATAAGATTGCGTTTCTGTCAAACGTTAAGAAGTTGTTTAACGCCATTTCAGTTGATTCAACGTTAACCAATCCACCTACAGACAAACGACCGTTTGCGAATGAAACAGAACCTGCAGGGAGATCGTATTCTCCAGAACCTTCTGCTTTGTTCAATCCAATATTAACAGAATCCAATGGAGTTAGGATTGAGTTAGTACCTCTGTAGAACTGTTTGGTATCTTGGACAATCTGACCATAAGCCGCACTGATTAAACGATCAACAGGATTTGTGAACGTTCCGCTATATGGAGTAGCAACGGTCAATAATCCATCAACAGGATTAGTACCGCCTACCGCACCATTTAAAACGAACTTGTTTTCAGCAAGCTTCAACGAGATTAAAAGCTTATTCTGTAAATAAGAGATTAACCAAGGAATATCATCCAACATTTCACGGTCGATGATGACATAACCAGCTAACCATTTGAAGAATGCTGATTGTGAAGTTAAATCAAAATCAACCTTTGGTTTAGGACCAGAACCCGAAACCCATACGCCGATCTCACCTTCACCACCGTTTTCTTTTGGATAGATTACGCTATTGCCATCAGAAGTACCCTGTGGTAATTGGTCTGCTAACCATACTCGGTCATAAACACTAGGAATAATAGGACTTCTAACATCTTGAATCCATGGAGTTGCACCTGGGAAGTTGTTAGCGATTGACATATCACCTACTGCCTTTAACGCAATCGTCATTTCTCCACCATCATAACTTTTAAGCTTTTCTGCTTGTTCTGTGATAGCATCTGCGATATATTCGTTAAAAGTTTTCACTACACGTTCATCACCTGCCAATGATGTTTGACTGGCTTTTTTGATTTGAGCGGAAATCTTCGCCATTTCCTTGTTGAACTCTTCTTTTTGTTCCGCTAAGAACTTTGCTACAATTTCACTTGCTTCTTTTTGAGCATCTTCTTTAGAGATATACTCCTTACCCTCAAAGGCTTTATTTACGACCTCTTGGGCTTTTGCTTCTGCGGCTTTATTCACTACTTCCAAAGCAGCCGCTTGATCTTGTTTTTCTTTTTCTGTTAATTCTGACATTGCTTTAATGCTAATAATTCAAAAACTGATTTAACTATCGGCTTATCCTCTGGAGTGGTGTCTGCGCTCTGATCCGGCTCTTCGGTAAGTGACTTTAATATGTTCTCTATCTCATTCAGTCTTTTGTCCGAATAAGGTAGATTGTACATTTCCTCTAAATATTTGATTACTTCGTGCTTCTCCGCTTCTGATTTGAATGAAGCGACAACACTTAGATGGTTAGATGGCTGTAAGGTTGGTAATACAGAAATTTCCTTAAGCTTGTATTCAAGCACATCGGATTTGTTCTTTCCCCTTTTCATTACCCACGCCCCGATGCTTACTCCTACCTGTTGCCCCTTTTCATGACGAAAAACGATATCATTGAATGTATCGTTGGCAACTGCATTCTTCATGTTGAATGCCAGGGTGGCTTTTAACCCGTATGGATCATTAGCATCCAAGTGCGTAGGAACTCCGATTAGGTTATCTTCTTTGTGGTTTCTAAGGACAATAATTTCATCCTTTTGCTCCTGTACGGTTTTATTGAAAGATCCTGGGATAGATATATCACCGTGCGAATCCTTGATATTGTAAACGTTGGCTATTGTTTCCAAAACGCCAAGTTTAGTATCAAAGTCACGTAACTCACTATTGCTTTTTACCTTATACTCGCCCATTTTACTAACTTTAATAGCAAAGCTAAATTATTTTAGCTTACATACCAAATTTATTAGCAAAGTTTTAGCGATTTTTTAGCTAAAGTTTAGCAAATGTTATTTAGTTGAGTTTAAACGCCTTGCGTATGATCCAGAAACGTACACTACACAGCAAGAACAATTAATTGAATTTTCTGCACCTCCTGCCGGATCGTGTGGTCTATCCATCAAAACTGTGTTACCTGTTTTAGGGTTAGTTACGACAAACTTTTCCGGCTTTGGGATTGCCTTGTTATCGTCTAAATGTTCGTGCCAATGTCTTGGATTTTTGGCATAGCGATGAATCCACACCTTATACAGATTCTCACCAGTTTCCCTTTCCCAATCTTCCGAGCTTCTGTCTTTGGCTATGTTGGCTGCTTCTGCTATTTCGGTACGGGCGATCATAATGGAACGGTAGACATTGAACTGTCCGACACGCTCTCTTAAGAACTGCGCTATCTGTTCGGTTTCAAGACCTATATTAAATCCGATGGCTATTGTTTCCTGTATCTTCTTTCGCGTAGTATCATTGATACCGGTTACCCTGCCTGCCATTGAGGATAGGATATAATTCGTCATGAAGTCCAACCAAGTGTTTAGAAAGAATTCGTTTGCTTTGGTCTTGAATGATGTTAGGGCATCATACTGACTATTGGCTATGTCTACCCCTACCTCTTTGTAAAGATTGGATAATACGTCGTTCATGGTTACATCTAAGAAGATAGCCCCTGATTGAAGGTTTCGGACTGCTTCATCAAGTTGGTGGTTAAGGACACGTAGGATTGCTTTGGCATACTTCTTCTCGTATGCCTTTAGCTTTCTGTCCTCTGCTCTCGCGTATCTTCTTAGTTGTAGTTTTGGGTTCATATTACTGTTTTATTCTTACCGCTATCTGAATACTTCATAACCCCGTTGTTAAGGTCTTTTAATCCGTAATCATTCAGATCAATAAGTGACCCATCCAAATAAGCCCCTGTTCCCTTTTTTGCATAAGCAATTGTTATATGAGGTTTGTAGTCGGGATAATCATTCTGATAGTCGAATTGTGATTTAACGAGCTTATTCAAACGGGTGAGATTTCCGTTTAAGTCCTCAACATTTATTTTGATTACGTCATTCTCGTTGGAAAACAATCCTATCCTATCCGCTTTGATTGAGATAGGATTATCCTTAAGAAAATCATTAACCACATACTTAAGCCTTCCAGTATTCATTTTGCCATCATCAAATCCATATAATACGGTTAAATGTGGTTCAAACTCGTATTCCTCAACAATATGATTTGGAACTAACTTACGGATACCATTAACCCAGTCATTAATATCTATATCAGGATAGAACATTAAGCATCCCTTTAGGATTTCCGCTTTCATAACAGGCGTAAAATCCTCACTAAAAGAGAATGATTTGGAAACATCATCATTTAATGTCAATCCTAAATCAAATTCATTCAAAGGAACTTTACCCGATGCTATGAATACCTGATTAGCCGCGTCACTGTCCGCGATTTCTTCCCATCCCTCCAATACTCTCATTTCATTTATTGATAGGATTTCGCTCAATGCTCTCCTTTCCTCTAGATCAAGCTTCAGTTCATCGTAGACACTCGTATCGTAGTCCAATACATAGTTCTTTTTATCAACTCGTTTAAAAGGCTCTGTAAGCCATCTGTTAAGTCCTTCTTCCTCTTTGTTCAGATAAGGAATGATAACCTCGTTTACGAATCTTTCCTTTGCTTCCTTCATGTTCTGATAGGTAGGGTTAGGATCGAAAAGTACCGGAGGAACTCCCCAAAGGTCACACAGCTTTACATTGGAGTACTTAAGACCATCAACGATTGCCAATGCCTGTGGACTTAGACCTATTGCCGTGTATTGAATAGGCATTGCGGATGCAACGATTTTATTTTTATTCTCTGCTCCGTGTATCTTTTCTTCTATGCTGTTCTGTAAACTATCAACTTGAGTAGGTGTAAGCCATAACTTTGGATCTGCATGGTTAGGACTGATTAATCCCTTTGCCCCTTCGTTGACCGTACTGTTGAGCCAAGCCTTTACTGCTGTGTCATCTAACTGCAGGTACTTCTGACCTGCCTGTAGTGGTGACATCCCCCGAAGCTGGCTACCCATCGAATCAAATTCGGGATTTGCCATCTTCAACTGGAAAACATCCTTAGCATCCAACTTTCGTATCTGTCCGTTCAATAGGTTCAGCTTCCATCCTGTGATGGGATCGTTTATCGTTCCACCGAATACCGGCTCCATAAGGTTAGCAGGACATACATGGATGGATAGCGCGATATCGCTATCATCTGCCGTTTCCCGATATAGGAATGCTTCACCCTGTACAAAGTAGAATATTCGGAAAAGTTCGATAAGCTCGTTCCAGGACTGATGCTCATTTGGTTGCTCGATCAGCTTTGAAAAGTTGTTGTTGTCATTGACAAAATCGAGTGCTTTAGTTCGATAGATATTATACTTAGCATGTTCAACCTTATCCACCGACTTCTTGCAGCTTTTGTACCTTAAGCTTTTCTTATCTTCCTTTTCCTCGTACAGATACAATGGAGCGAATGAAAGCTTATCCACGATCTTCTTGACGATGGAATATACCTCTGCATTGGATTTGTACCCTTTTAGGATAAAGTCCTCCCTGCAATAGTTGTAGAATACCACATCCTTAAAGTTGATAAGGTTTCCGTATAGGATAGCGTTTAACTGGTTCTCGTATTCCCTCCTTTGGGGATTGAAACCTAATGCCTTATTGACGTATTGCCCGAAACTAGCCATTTGATTGCTTTAAATTGATTAATACCATAAATACTGCTGTTAGGGTTAAATAGGTTATCCTGGACCAGATAGACCAATCAAATACGTTAAGATCGACCAATACAAACGAATGAAGCCCATAGCTAACCAAAGCCATGAGCAACAGTCTTAATCCAAATACTATCACTTTATCTTTATCGAACATAAAACTCGAATTTAAATCTATACTCAAACCACATTCTCATCATTATCATATCTGCGTAGTCAGGTGATCTTCCCAACAGTTCTTTTACTTCATCTTTCGGTAATACCTGCTTCTTACCATCCTTATCCATGTTATGTTGTTTTACCTGTTCAAGCTCCTGGGCAATGATATCACGGATTCCACTATCCAATCCCAACAACTCAATGTAAAGCCCTGATTCGTTTATCAACTTTGCTAAAGCGTAATACATTTGGCTCTTTAGGTTCATGTAGTTCTCCGGTTGTTTTGTTTCTGGATTATCCAAAGGTCTACTGTTGTTTACGAATCCATTACATCCAAGGATATCGACCACACCACCGCCTACACCATCATCATCCACAACAATATTGGATATCGGAACAGAATAGTATTCTGCAAGCTCCTGGATCTTCAATGCCGCTTCGGTAACCTTGTTCTTATCGAACTCCACAATACGGACAAGCCTAAACCCATCCCAACATCCGATAACGGTTTTATCACGTCCAAATCGGGCAATATCAGCCGTAATAAACCTTTCCCCGCCCTTAACAAAAGAATTGGTGAAGATGTCCTGCAACTTTCTGAAATCGATTAACGCTGCCGGATCATCGTCATACTCCCAATTACCATAGTAAAGCCTTTGCTTACTGTTTTCATCCAACTGCCTAAGCGATTCTAAATAACTCGGTGGCAAGTGTGGGTTATCCGTTGGCAATGCCTGAATGAACTTCCTATAGATTGGTAATTCCTTCTTCTTAAACGGATGGTAGAACAATGAATAAGTCCAGTTCTTTGCAGGGTTACAGCTACCAAGTATCTTCGGAATAAGACCGAACTCCTTTAGCTTATACCTTATACGAGATTTAACGATCTGCCAAGCTTTTATTACTACCTGGTTGCATTCATCGATAAAAGCTCCAGTTATCTCCAGTGAACCCAAGCTATCGAAGTTAGGGTCCGATGGATACAGGAATAAGTCCTTAAGGATTATTTCAGAACCGTTAAGGTGGGTTATCACTCCAGACTGTTGGTTGTAATGGAACTGCTCCGATACTCCCAATTGATCACAGATATCAAAGAACGTATTTAAGGTTGTTTCCTTTAATGTCTTTAGCTTAGAACGCCCCATAAGCCAACGTGACTTAGGGTATTTTTGGCAATTCTGTATAAGCCACATACATCCGAATGCCGATTTACCACCTCCAGCCGCACCGCCATATAAGACCTCATTCGTAACTTTATCGTTGAGGTAGTAAACCGCATTTTCCTGCTTTGGTAAAAGCCTTATCATTCATCCTCCTTTGGCTTAACACCGCTTCCCAGATTGATAATGTTTTGCACCTCCGCTTGTTTCTGTTTGTTGTCCTTCTCGAACAAACCAATATGTTTTCCTAAGGCTTCCAATGCCCTAAGCTTATCATACATCTTTACTTCTCTATTAGTTCCTAGCTTTTCCCCCTCTGGCGTTGTGACCTCAAAGGATTTTATAGAAGCAATCGCTCCTGCCGAATCATCTTCCCATTCACTAGCATCTTTCAAACCACCATCAACTGTTAGGATATTACGGACATCAGAAAAGGCTATCTTAGCGTATTCCTCGATTATCCTTTGTGCGGACACTCCTGTTTGTTCTGAAAGTTCTTGCTTACGCTTTTGGATGGCTTCTTGGATGTTAGGTTTTGTTAGGTTTTCGCATCCTATCTCTTTTGCTGTATCTTGACTGTAACCGGCACGAATAGCGGCTTGGGTAGCGTTTAGATCTACCATGTATTCCTCTACGAATCGTTGTTGTTTATCAGTCAATGCCACTTTGCTAAAATTTGCTAAAATAATAACAAAACTAAGCTAAAAATATTTAGCTACCAAACAAATACTAAAAATGATAGCAAAAACAAAGCCCCTACCTATTAAGGAAGGGGCTTAAATAAAAAATAGTTATTTAATTAACTTATTATTCATTGCTTATTTTCTTAATTTTAGATTCAACTCCTAATAATTTCATTGGTTCAGGAAATAAATTTGATATATTTTCTGGAGCATGTAATGCTGGTTTTATTTCAGCACCTTTCTGTATTAGTTCAGAGAATATTTTTATAGAATTTTTGATTTTTTCCAAATTCTCGGGTATTCCCTCTTTAAAATACTCACTATTTATATAATTAGTTTCAGCATCTATTACCAAATCAAGTTCTTTTTTTTGGGCTTTTTCTATTTCTGCTAAGCTATCATTATTAATTTTTAAAGATCTAACTTGCTCTTTTAACATCCTGCCTTCTTGGATTTTTTTAAAAACAACTGCAGCTGACCAAGCTATTGAACCAATTATACTTACAGCTGCAGTTGTTCCCAAAAAGATATTGAACCAAATAGATCCGTTTTCGACACTATCAATTCGAGTAACACCATTAATCTCTTCATTATAAACTACTTGAGTTATAGCAATATGAAGATCCCTAGAAATCTTTGACAACTCGTCTAAATCTTTTATTTCGGGTAATTTTATATTAACAGAATTAGTCTCTTCTTTAGGGAAGGTCTGGTTTAAAACAAATAGTAAAATGTCTGAATAATCTTTTAATTTACTTAAAAGAGCATTAATTTTATTTGACTCTGTATAATCTACGCTTATATAATCTTTTGATGTTGAAAATAAAGGAGAAAAATATATAGCAGAAGTAATTGATTTAAGTAATTCTATTTTATCAAGCTCATTAATAACATTCCTTAATTGGATTACATTTTTTAACCCTTTAAAACTTGAATTTGAAATCGTCTCAAATTCCCAATTTAATAAAGGAATGTTTTTAGATAATATATCTTTCTGTTCCCTTTGTAATAGTTTCATATTTATGGTATATAAAGCTAATATAGTATTTAAATTAAAAAATCCCTACACCTGGGAGATGTAAGGATTTCAACTAACCAATTATTAACCTAAAATTATGAATTTATTTAAAAGATGGGGATGTATCACTACAGCCCCGGTTGTATATATGCGATAATCAAAAATACTAATATTTTTAGTATTTACAAATAATTTAAGTGATGAAATGATTTTAAACTTAGTTCTATGATTTTTTTATGTGAATAATATATCTTACTATTTTTACCATTTTGACTAATAGATTTGAGCAATCCCGCTTTGATCCACTTAGTCACCCTTTGTTCTCCGTATAATCTTTCTGCTTCTAGTTTAGATAATTGCGGTTTTGATAATGTCTTTTCAACTTTATCCATAGCGATAATTGTTGTGACTAAATACTTCAGCTCATCCAGAGTAAGTGTTATATTGTAGCTTTCCATGATATTATTTAAATTGATTAATTCAAATATCGAAGAATACTTTAAATTAAATCTTCATTAATTTTACTAATTATTGCTATTTGTACTCTATCTATTTTTGACCAATCAGGAGCTATATAAGTGTCTGTAATCCTATTTTCTTCACTCACATGGTTTAATGCTATTGCTACTTCTTCTTTTGAAATATTGAGATCATTCCTTGCTATAGTGGCGAATGAGTGCCTTGCATGGAGCATTGTTAGCTCCTCCAGCTTTAAGACTTTCATGAACGACCTTAAACCTATGGATAAGGTATTGTTTAATCTGTCTATATTCTTATACTTCATATCAAGACCGGATAAAATGTTTTTAGCTTCCTGTGGTATTTTTACGCTAATAAACGCATCATCTTCCCTCATACCCTCTGTTTTGCTCCTATTGTATCCTATCCTATCAATTGATTCTTTCAATTTTTCCCAATTATTAAATATGTCTACAGCATTCATTCCGCACATGTAAAACGATAACATAAATAAGTCTTTCGCAAACTTTCCCCTTGTTGTATTCGGCACAATGTCACGTATTCCCCTTATTTGCTCTATACTCAGGTTCTTGTGTTTTTTCTTTTTCTTAGGAATTATCTTATATACAGAAAACGGATTGTTTTTTATAAGTATCCTTCCGGTGTCCTCATCATTATATTCCCTTTTTGCTTCATTGAAAAGAGTTCTAAATGCTGCCATGTGATTGTTAAGTCCTTTATCATTTAATGACGTGGTCTTTTTAACCGTATTCTCACCCTGCTTACGGGTAATTGATTTTGGCATTCGTAAATAGGACTCGTATTGTTTCAAAAATCGAGAGGTAATTTTTGAAACGCTAAGCTTATGTCCATTGAAATCTATCAAGGAATTTGTGACAGTCACAAACGGCTTGGCAGTTTTTCCGCGGCCTTGATCCTTCAGTCTTGATATGTGTAATCTGCAGAAATCAATAAACTCAATATCCTTTTGGTCATTGGTCAACTCTTTAAGGATATCATCAACAGTGAGGACCTCTAAGTTTTCAATATCATCGATCTTTCTTCTGTATTTTCTAAGATCGTCTGCCAAGAAATCTATAATGTAATCCATGCTCACATCATCATCATTTACGATATCCTTTTCAGTGATAAACCTCCTGGTCTTAATATATCTTGAAACCCGCTTATGAGTCAACCTGTACACTACACGCCACGTGTTGTTGTTATACTTATTTTTCTTTAGAATTTTAGGGGTAATGGTAGCCAT